TGGATAGCCCCGCTGCGAACTGGGTCAAGCCAGACCGCTGGATACCAGATTGCACATTTGGCCCAGCCAAACCACGCTGACCGTACTGTGCCTTTAGTTCGCCGAAGTTCTTGACGCCCGCACGGTTGATGTTCTGGATGTTGCGTTGTCCACGCTTCTGTCCAGAGAACGCACTCAGTTGATTAGCCAGCGAACTATGCAGACGGCGCTTACGCGCCGTCGCCTGTGACATCCCGTAGTCACCCGAAAATGCTGATGCTAAGTCCGTTGCCACGGTTGCTTACCTTTCTCGATTTTATTGGATGCCGCACTGGCGGCATCAACTAGTTTGTTAATCTGCTTCTCCATCTTCGATAACTCCGCTTGTAACGACAAGAAGATGCTCTGTAGAGTATCCTTGTCAGAACCTTTCAGCACGGACAAATGGGGGTTAATCCAAGGCATTAGCCGAACACCTGGGAACCGATAACCACACCCGCATCATCGGCCGCACCAGCCGTAATAGTCGTTGTTAACGATGTAATGGTCGCAGCCAATAGGTGGCTATAGGTAATGGCGCCAGCGTCAATGTTTGTCCCCGCCGCTATGGCTTCGATGAATGTCTTGAGGTTGGTGAAGTTGGTGTTTACATCGGGGGCCGAACTAGCCACACCGTCTGTAAAACTCTTAGGTATATTCCATGTAGCCATACTTATCCCTTGACTTTTCGTAGTTGAAACTTATATCCGATACTATTGATACCCCATGTTTGATTCAGTGGTCCATCGAACTTGAGTTGCACGCTGGATGCCAACCCCAGGTTGGCACCCTTTAGAATGATAGAACTCTCAGCGGCTCCGCCCCATGCCTCGCCCCACAAACCCGAACCCCAAATCATGACGCCCGCTGGCGTTGTTTGGTTCAGGGTGAAGGTGCGACGCTCTTGACCAGTGGCTTCCCTAAAGTTATGGAACACCGTGACATCAATTACCTGGGCGCTGGCTGATTCTTTGACCACAATGTCAGGACGACGGAACATCTTGCGTTGCAAGTATGTTCCCCCATCAAACCAACGGGTACGGAACATAGACGCGAATGACGCATTAGTCCCCGAAATGTCGTCTTGGATTTGTTCGTACATATCGACCCGTATAACACATGCGGTAACGGGGTGTATCATTAGACGATAATCGTTATTGTCGCCATCCGTCCAGTTACAGCCGCCCGTTAGCCCGTAACTGTCAGCGGTACGAAACATCGTCCAAGAGCCGTTATTCATTGTTGGGTCCAATACAAAGTTGACGGTCGGTTTCGTTACAGCCCCAGTCTTAGAGTACGGTATGCTAAGCCATACACGGCGACCTATCCACGATACGGTAGTGCCGTGATGTATATTGGGCGTAATGTAATCCAAATCTATTATAGGGCGTATGTTTTGGAACATATCCGTTATACTAGAGCCGTCATAATAGAATAGCCCTGCGTTAACAACATACCAATATACACCTTGTTCGGACTGGGCCACGCTAATGGAGTCCAATGCACCCATAGACGCACTCAGTTCCACAATCTGGAAGTTAGCGGAGTAATATCCAAGTAGCACATAGATGGCAGTTGGCTTGAATATAACCAACTGACCAGCAACAACAACGATGGCGGTGATACCGTCACCGCCGCCGTTAATGTCAATGTAGTCGTCTGTCTTCCAGTCTTCTGGAGAGTTCTCGATGGACCAACGCAACCGATTCGGCAGGGCTACGCCCGCCTCATGAGTGTTGGCGGCAAACAACTTGTTGGCATGGACAGCCAGTAGTTCACATGATGGCATCTTGCCACCCGTATCCCCCAGCGTCTGCCACTCGTTCGGAGCGCTACCAGATGGCGTCAGACTAGTGGCCAGAGCATCAGCCGTAGACCACTTATGGCCACCCAATAGCGGCGTTGCTACACCCGTGCTAATATACAGCGTCTTGCCCCACTCGGCGAAACTGGCGCCACCAGTGTTCGATGTAACGATGTCCACGCTACCCGTGAACTGAAGTGCCGAGAAGTTACCGCCCGTAGAGCGTAGTACCTTAGTGTCGTTTGCCAGCATAATCTGGCGTGTGGCACCACGGAACGGAAACAATGCGTGTGGGTGCCATGTGCCCGCCACATCCGCAGCGTTGATGCGGCGCATACCACCACGGTTAAAGACGCCACCACGGGGGTCAATCTCCATATTCAACATGTCGGGAGACTCGTTATCAGCCAACTGAAACTGGTCAGCCCGATAGTTCAACCCACCAGTGAAGTCATTGACTTGTCGGGCGCGAATCTCTGGCATTAGGTCTGGATAGTCCGATTACGGCCCAGTGCGTCCATCCACGACTTCGTGGATGGCGTACGACCCGTACGACCAGCAGACAACACCAAACTGGCGTGGCTGTTGGGTGTTTGGATGTTCTTCACTGCAAGGGTGACAGCCTCGTCAAAGGAGCGCTTGTATTCGTTGGCCATCTCGGTGTCTTCCAGGCGCTGATAGATGCGGCTACAAGCGTAATAAACCAAAGCAAAGTGCAGGTTGGCACTCGCGTCAACAGCGGCACCCGTAGTCACCCAGTCAATTGGCTCACGGTATCCGCGCACCGTAAGTGTGCGGATGTTGTTCGGCTTCGGAAACAAATGGATTTGACCCGCCCACAACGAATAGAACAACGGGTTGCTGGATGTGTCACCAGCGCCAGCATAAGCAATCTCTAGTTCGTCATGCGCCACCATATCCAGACTAACACCGTTGGCGGTATTGTCTATGATTGACATAATCTGGTCCATTGGGTCGGCAGTAAACGCCGACACCGTGTATGCCCGTGTTTCAGCCACCGTGGCGAATGTGAAAGTCTTTTCCAGGAAGGGCCAACGCTTCTCCAAGTCCAGAATACGGTAATACCCGTCCCTCAGATACAACTTAATCAACGAATCTGGCAAGTCGTCGGCGTCCAGGTCCGTGATGTCACGGACTGCCGATATCAATGTAGTTGCCGTCATCGTGGCATAAGCCATATTAAACCCCGTTTGCTATATTGGCAGACACCCTAGCCAATGCGTCGGCTTGCCGTTGATGCCCCAAGCAGAGTTCCCCGCCACGCACCTTGTTAGCCCCACATGTGTTGTCCTTGCCAACGCATTTGAACTCACGAGGGTCAATATAAGGCGCACTAGCAGGGGCAATATGCGCATCAGGATGCGCATATGCCGACCGCTGGGAGGTTACAGGAGAACCGTATAACGCGTGGGCGTGGACAAAAGTGTTAGTAGCCATCATAATAGACGGGGTTGTTCCCTAGGGGGGCCCAGGAGGCCCTAGGGGGCCAGTTTACGGGCCAACCGCATAAGTTGTTTGATGGTGAACTTACCCGCCTTAACAGGGGCGAACGGTATCCAATCGGTAGCGGCACTGGCATAGTCGCCCCAGTCGCCCTGGCCCCGCGAAATATCCTCATAGACGCCCAATGTGTCACCCAAAAAGTTCTTTTTTGGACCGAATTTCGGTGCGGCGAAACTTTGTTTGAAGTCGGCCAAAGCCTTCTTCTCCACCTCTAGGGACGGGCCAGTTAACCTCCCCCTGCCAGCGTTGCTCGTAAACATGTCTCCCATATTCGGGGCATGGTCGCGCAGTTTGCTAAGGACCTTAGTCAATGCGGAACTACGAGATTTCTGGTTACGCTCGTGATTCACATTCTCCATAGATGGCCGTTTGGGGTACGGCGCTGGTTCGGGTGACTTCGCGTACGGACTACGAGAAACCGTGGGAACCTGGGCAGGCTTAGCGAAGCGTGCCATGGTTACTTCAAATTAGCGGCTAGAAACTTCTTCCACCGTGCTTCACGCGCAACCTTGTCACGAGCCGACCTGGGGGAATTCTTCAAATAGAGTTCCCTGAGGGACTTGATTTTGCGCAAAGTTTCTGCTGAGTTGCGACCCCCACCCATCTTCTTGGGTGGGCGTCTAAGGACGGTTGGACCAACTGGCTCCTCGGCCATGCCAGCAACACGGTCTGATGGTGCTGGTGTCGTACCAGCGGCTGCACGGCGCTTCCCCAGACTACGCTCCAACTGTCTGGCTTCCTGTGCCAATTCCCTACGGGTCGGCTGGTCGGTACCACGGGCACCTGGCTCCAACTTCGTGACCTTCTTGACTTTCATCCCAGCCGTGTTTTCCTCGCGCCTTTTCAGAACTCTGGCCGCTTCGACTCGGCGTTCCTTTGCCAGTCGAGCGGTCTTGGCCTTGGCTGTTTCTGCCTTTGGCGCTACATACGGGTCGGGTGCTGTCTTCTTCTTGTTAATCTCGGTTTGACGGGCTTCGCGTGCCGTTTTCTCGGCCTTGATAGAAGTACGCGTAGTTTCCGTTCGCGCTTCCAGCGCGGCCATGGACTCTTTTGTATTGGTCTTTATGTCGGCAGCGTCTAGTTTCCTTAGCCTTGCAAATTCCGCAATCTGCCTATCTAGTACTTTTTCCTGTTTCCGCAGTTCCGCAAAAGATTCGCCACCTGCGGCTCTGGCTCGGTTGAGTTCATCGAGTTTCTTTTGGTTGATTTTAACAGCCCTATCAAGGTTCTTGTCGGCTGTTAGAAAACTACCGCCAGCATTGGTGCGGGTCTTGAGTAGTGCATCCACGGCAGCGCTGGTTTGCTCCGCTTCGGTCGGTTTTGGGGTGCTGACTGGTAGATTCGGTCCCTGTTCGGGACGACTATCTACAAACGCTTTGGACTTCTTGCCAGCATTCTTATCAAGAATGTCACTGACGGCCTTGGCGTATTTATCGTTAGTGTAATAAGCCTGGACGGGAAACTGACTGTCGTCACCAGCCTTCAGGGCGGTAATCTGCTTTTTGACCGCATCGGGCGCTTCGCGTACACGCATCTCTAAGGCCATAACGGCACGCTCTTTTTGGCCCTGACGCTTCACGAAAGCGGTCATTGATTCGGCGCCCGACCTTGTAGTTCCCTGTTTGGACTGGTCAACATACCTGACTAGACCCTTATCTTCGAGTTGGCCTTCACCACGACGGCTACGGGTACGGGTAGCGGCTCGTACCTCGGGGTCAACGATAGCGGCCTTACCGTCAGGACCACGCTTCATCAAACTCCGCTCAGCCGAACCATGCTCGCGCAACTCGTTCAGGTCATCTATACGGGTTTTTAGACCCTTTTGACCACTAGTAGCCAGCCCGCCATAAAGTTCCTCAGCCTTGTCCAGTTCGTCGGCGAAAATCGCTTCCTGTTTGGCGGGGGAAACCCTCTCGCCCTTGCCTTCTAGTTCCCTGATTCTTTTATCGGCGGCATCCTCGGCACGAGCGGTGCGGAAAGTCGGTGACTCGAAACGGTCAATTCTGGCCGCGTTTGCATCGGCATCACGCGTCAAGGCGGAACTGGCAGCCGATTTCTTCTCATTACCCGTCAGCACTGCACTAGCGGTTTCAACTTTGGCCTTTTCAGATGCGACAGACTTCTGGGCACTGGATATGGCACGGCGCTCAACCGCATCCGCAGTAGATTTGGCGGCAACAGCCGCCGAGTCCGCACTAGACGCCGCTGTCCGTGCCGCTTTTGCGGCAGTTCTGGCTAGTTGGTCAGCGCTACCAGTCTTGGGTGCCGTTGGCAACTTTGTTGACAACGGCAAAGTCTTAGTTGTGGCGGGGACAACCTTGGCGGACTTAGTGGCCTTACCCCCTATGGCTTCCATCGCCTCACGAACTATTCTTGCGATATCGTCAATAGGAATTTTGGCCATTACTGGGGTCCAAAGTCTTTCTTGTATTTTGCTTTGCGCTTGGCGGCGGCTATACGGGCTGCTTCACGCCGCGCCACTTCAGCGGGACTGGCGTGCTTGGCCTTCCGCGCTGCCGAGTCGGCCTGACGGGTACCAACGCCAGGAAGATATTTGCTGCGCTGGGCATGTTCTGCCTTATTCGCCTGAACGATAGCCTCGATTTGCTCGGCGGTTTTCTTCCTTTTCCCATCACCAGCCTGCGCGATATAGTCTGGGCCCGCCTTGCCGACATGACGCTCTCGTGCCCGTCCAAGGACATTGGCTGCGCCTGCTGGTGTTGGTGCGGTAGGTGGAGCGGGAACAACGGCGGATGTGCCACCTTCCTTATTCTTCATTATGTTCTTCATTGCGGTCTTGCCACCGCCCTTGGGGGCCTTGCGAGGGGCGCCAGTCGGAGGACCAAACCCGCTCGTAGGCTTGGAGTCCCTCCACTGACCAATATCTGGCGGGCGCGGTGTTGATGGTAGGTCCCGTCCGACATCGGACGCCTGGGAGGTCAACCGACCACTAGGGAAACTAGATTCGCCTGGCGCCAACAACTTAGGCGCCGTACTAGCGGCTTCCTCGCGGGCCGCCTTGGCGTACAGTTCCCTAGTTCGCACACCGACGGCATCGGAGATTTGTTCAGTCGTCTTGCCTTCGGCCAACAAACGCTTGCCAAGTTTTATCAACTTGGTCGTAATGGCCTTTAGTGCGTCATCGTGAACCTGTGGCTTAGCCATTAGCGCATTCCCTTTCGCATCTCGTCAAACTTTTTAGTAGCCTTATATGTCTTGTGCAGGTCTGCGCGAACTTTCATCGAATTTCGACGATTCAAAGTCCCACGGACACCCTCATCCCACGCACCCAACTGGCCTTTGGTAAATGATTCCCGTGACTCATTTTTGCCGATGAATGGCGAGCGACCAATCGGGTCATTCTTGCGTCGAAGTTCAGCATCGGTAACGGGTGTTTGGTCCGCTTCACGAAGTCTGATTGCTGGTTTCTTGGCCATTAGTATCCTAGTATCCTTTAATCTTGGTTTTTGACTTAGACTTAGACTTAGCGGACGCACGGTGTTTTGCCCCCGCCATCACACTGCCATCAGGCATCCTGTGACTAGCGGACTTTGA